ATGCAAGCAGCGGCAAATTCTGGCCTATTCATGCTCATACAGCATCCCATTTTTTTAGCCTCTTCAGGCGTCACATAGTGCAAATTATCAGTCATCTTTTTTATCCCAACTAAATTTAGGTAATGTCACCTTTGGCCGCACCGATGACAATTCGCCACGCATACGGGCCTCATGCCTTTCTTGGTTTGATGTCACCAGCCGCACCCGCCCATTGGGGTCAAGGTTACTTGAACCATTTGGCCCATCGATATTCTTGCCGCCTACCCTTTTTTTGCTCGGCATCATTGCCTTGTCTCCCCTTCACCCATGTTATGCGCGATGCAACCAGCCAGCGCTTCATGCATCTCTTGCGGCGTTAATCCAAAGGACAGCGAAAACCCCACGATCAGGTTAAACATCGACGACACAATCGCCGAGCCAATGACGCGCTGACTTTCGCTTCCCTCATGGTCATTATGAAAATCGGCAAGTGTTTGTTGCATCCTGCCCATGCAGTCGCGAGAAAGATTTGCAATTTTATGCAGGTTCATCATTCTCTAAGCTTTCTTTTCAACCATGATTTCCAATTTTGTATTGCTCTAAGGTCGCTGGGCGATCGCGGTGTTATCACCGTGATCTCCCGTTCTCCAAAGACGCACCGCGCTTTCCAGTGGGTCTTACATTCTATCGTGATCACCTTGCCACCCTGTTCAGCGATCATCTGCCTGACGACGCGCTCCTTGATCTGCATCACATATACAAGCTCTCATCGATCGCTTTCTCGGCTGGGCCATAGTGTAGCGCATTCTTGTCGTTGACATGGTCGAACGGATAGCGCCGCATCTCGACGATGTCGTATTCCTCATCGCGGCCCTTCTTCATGAAGTTGACGAAGAACCGAGCATCGATGAATGATTCCGTGACTTTGACGAAGTGATCTATGCTTTTGCCTGCTGGTACTAAATAAAACATTTGATATCTCCTCAATCTAAATAGTCTGCGCGGGATGCGTGACGGACAACGGTTTGTTTTGCGCCATCCCAAATAACGTGCTCTTTAACATCAGCACCAAGACGGACTTTGTCGCCCTTAGCTAAGTCTTTGGGATAGCTATCTATAAGATCGACATATATCTTCTTACCCATATAAATATACAAATTACCATTGCTGTCTTCAAAACGATAAAGATTGCAACGACCATACTTGCTATCGAAGGTTGTTTCCTGAATAACAGCCGCTTCGATGATTATGCGGTCACCTGCGGTTCCAATCCATTTTGACATTTAATATCTCCATTTAGTAAGGGGTGGGGGCCGAAGCCCCCGTTAATTATACAATTGGCTCAATGCATTTAATGCGCTGTTTAAGATATGCGATGGTGTCGGGCTCGTCCCAACCACACGTTGCAAGGTTGAATGATTCGCATGTGCGGTTACCATCGAGAGGGTCCCACGTATACCCATCATTGAGCCAAATCATGGCGCGATCATCATTCATGTCTATGTCGACAGCCTTGTCTATACGCTTATCATTTCTGATGGTTGCTAGAATGTTTGCTGGGGTAAGCTTCGTCATTTAAAATCTCCATTTAGAGGGCGACTACCGCCCTGCCCGATCTTTATGTCACGAATCAAAAACCGTGTCAAACATATTTTTATACATCTCCTCGACGGTCCATTCGTCCTCAAACTCGCCGATGCCATCGGGATCCACCAGAACGCCATCGGGATAGGTCATAGCCCTACGCTTGTGCTTTTCTACGGTGCGCTGACGGCGGAAGGCCTTATAGGCCTCCTGCTCTGTCAGGCCATACTCTTCGCCGATCGAACGGTATGTACGGGCGTTGTACACACGCTCGATGTAGATTTGCCGATCGGTCATACCCACGCCCTCCTTGGCATTGCCCCGTGGCGAACTTGTAAGAATTGCTTACAAGTTGCTGCTTCGTCAGCGACAGGCCTGCGAATAGCAAGCTCTGCGCTTCCTTGACCCTCTCTGGCGTCCAGCGGCCAGCGTGTTGTCCTACAGGCCTCATTCACCCACCAAACCGCAATAACCAAAAATATCGCTATAATGGGTATCCCACGTCTCTGTGTCCTTGTTCCAGTCATCGACGATGGTTTCCCAGCGCCACCCCGCACACTTGCGACCGATGCAGGCCTTGCCCACTGGCACCGATTTCAAATGCACTACAACGCCGCCGATGCCCATCGGGCAAACAGTCTGGTCACATTCAGCTTCAACCATGTAGTTCATTGCACCGCCCCCGCTTCTGGCTTGTCCTCGGCGATCTGGGCGTAGAACGTCATAGCCGCCTGCATACGCGCAGGGCCATCGAGCTGCGACATGACGTTTGCCACAAAGGCTGACGTGAGATGCAAAACCGTGCCCACCGTCAGGCCGTCCATAGCCTTGGCCATCGTCTCGTAAGCCTTGATGTGCTTCTCGCGCATCTTCTTTTCCATGTGTTCGTTAAGATCAAGTGTCATTTCAGTACCTCATAGAGTTTGCTTGATTTCTTTCCAGACTGTGTGGGCATGAACTCGCCTGTCCACTTCAGCATTCCATTGTCGATGAAGAACTTAAACAGTGTCCTCCACATTTTCGTTTCAGGCGGTGGTCCAACAAACAACTGCAACATGATCCGCAATGATTCACCTGTCACAGCCACGCCTACCATTTCCTTGGCCCATACATCATATTGCCTCTGGGCCTTCAACAACCAGTCGCTCATTACACCCCCACCTCAATGATCTTGCCGCCATGCAGAATTTGCCAGTTCTTGGCCCGTTCATGGGACGAGAAGCTCTCGTGGTTGCCATTACCGTCGCACCATACCCAAATCCTTAATGGAGGCGCGGCAGGCTTCTTGATCAAATCAAACGCATCGAGAATATCGTCGTTGTAGCTCTTGCCGTTAATCATCCACTGGTGAAGCTCCCAACCATCTGGGGTTTTTACTTCGCCATATACGCAATGGGTTCCAACGCCATTGGTGCGATAAATATTAACCTCAAAGCCATGCTTGCGCGTCACATATTCTGTGACAAGATTGATATCTTGATCAAGGTTGGGTTGGGTAAGTGGCAGCTCTTCCTGCTCTTCAACCTCGATCTCCACCGTGACCTTCGGCTTTTCAATTGGGTTCATAAGCTTATCGATTGGCGTTTTGAATCGTGACAAACCAACTTGCAAAGCTTTGGGGGTAAGACCCAAAATATCGCAAATTTCAGACTTTGTTTTGCCTGCCTTCATGTGCTCCACGAGCAGGCGGATAAATTTTTTAGTCCATACTGAACGTCCCATTTTAAACCTTTCTATACCGTTTGATCTTAATCTTTTTACGCGGGTGGATGTTTTCCTCGACTGTGAGGAAACCTTTATCGACGAGCCTCTTAAGACCCTTCTCGATGTCTTCTTTCTTGTATGTCCTGAGCTTATTGACCAGAACGCCGAACGTCTCGCCTTCGTGGTCGATTAAGTTTACCAGCCGGGAGAACAAGGCATCTTCTGGAGCTTCCTTGGCCCGATCGTTGCCGATCACGGTACGCGCCTTGGTCTCGATGTCGTTCTTGACCAGCGCATAGGCCCAGCGGACGTGCTCGGCGGTACGCAACCCCTCTGGAGCGGCGAGGATAAAAGACACCTTCGCCACCAGCTCCTTGCCGCGCAGATACAGAGCCTCCAGCCCATTGCGCTCGGACGCATCTTCGGCGAGGTTATGCAGCGCTTTGCTAGTGCGCTTTAGAAGCGCCACAGCTTCGTCGGTCGACGGGACCGCCACCTTGGAGCCATAATTCTCGATGCGGCCAGCAGGCACCATGCTAAACGAGCCAGCGGCGGCGATCTGCTGGATTGTGCAGCGCATCGCGTCAGGCATCTTGCGCTTGGCAAAGTCTTCCTTCTCATGCGGCACGGACTTGGTCTCGATGAACAGCAGCGATCGGCCAATGAAGCCGTTCGTGGCATTCTCGAAGTTCACCGTTGATTCGAAGTTCACGTTCGTGGTGAAGCCGATCATCGAGAGAAACGGGTGACGGATGCCGCCCTCGATGAACCCCAGCGCCTGCTCAATTGATGCCTTGCGGCTTTCGAACACCTTGTTGGGGCCGTCTTCGAGCTGCTTCTCGATCTGACCAAGCTCCTGCAACAGGCTTTTGCGGATTTCCTTGCGGACGTCGCCGGATACCATCAGCGAACTGTTCCCCTTGGAATACACCGACATGATGATGCCGATGATGCCTTCAAGGTATGTCGCGCCGCCCTTGGTCTGGGCTGACTTGATTTTGGTGAACAGGTAGCCGATTTCGTCGATCAGGTAGAATGTAGGTTGATGCTCGACGAGGTTGCGAACCATTTCCTGCTCGGACTTGATCGCGCCGTAGGTGGCAGGCTTCAACCCCGCGACATCCATGATCTCGGCCACGCCGTCGAGGACGCTATCCTTGCCTGTGCCGGACGCGGCAACGCAGAAGCCGATCAGGTTCGACGTCACAGCGCCGATCGGATCGTTATACTTTAGACCAACAAGGTTACCCATTGCGACCAGAGCCCCGCCAACCGAGATCGTCTCGCGTTTGTAGCGCACCTGATCCTCGATCCATGCGGCGACTTCGCCAACAAACCCCGGTGGCCTGCGGAGGTCGATGCCAGTGATGTCGATCTCGTCTTGCTCGACTTCTTCGATGATCTCATTGGTCGAGAACTCAACGGGCCATTTCCAGCCGCCTGATTCGGCATAGTGGACGAGGGTGCCGAGGGTGACGGGGTTGGCAGATTTGCCAAAGCTGTGCCACTTCTTGGCCATATCGGCAGGGTCGTGCTTGCTTGATGTGCTGGACCAAGCTTCCCAAAGATCGTAGGCCGTGCCAGCGGAAGAATGGTGCAATGCCATGCCGATCTTGATCCAGACATCGTAGTCGAGATCTTTATTGGTTATATGCGAAAGCATGTCGCCAAGCTGATTATAAGACACATCGATGGTCTTGCTTTCAAATGTGGCGCGATAGCGTTCTGGCTTCTTTAACAGTTCGATCAGCTCGGCAGGCGCATAGTCAATGTCCGCAGGCGACCCCACGAGGATCTTATAGCGATTGCCACTGGCATGCAGCGACCCAGCGCCTACTACATAACCCGACGACTTAAAGTCGATGCCCTTGTAGGCATCCAAGTGCTGCGCGAGAGCAATGTTCTCTGGGGCTTTAAAGTAAAGATGCTTTGACCCACCGCCTGACCCAGTCTCGACGATCAGGCCTGCACCTGCGATCGCGGGAAAATCCTTGATCAATTGCTCGTATGATTCGACACCGCCATTACGGGCATCGACATCGACGACGATCAGCCCCTTGACCAACACGCCATAACCTGTGGCGAAGTGGCCAGCCTCTTCGGAGTTCTCTAGCTGCTCCTCGGACCATTCAGGCACCGAAGTCCAGTTCGACATGATCGGATGCTTGCCAACCGCCTTGCAGTCAGGCTTGCCGCAGCCGCATTTATTTTGTTTTGTGATTTGGTGCAGGCCGAAAACGCGATATCCCGCTTCCCAAAAGTCGCGATGATTCGACATCAGTCTTGCTTCCCGAATAAATATTGCACGAGCTTTTCAAACGTAGCCATCTGCGGGTTATTGTTTTTGCCCGATGCAATAGCCCGAATTGTATTCTCGTGGAGGCCTGTAGCCACAGCTACTTTAGCGAGATTTCGATCATTGAGAGCGCGGCGGATGCGCTCTAAGGGGATCATGGTTAAATCTTGGTCGTCCATTTTTTTATTCCTTAAACAACAATCTGGTGTTGACATTGGCACAATGAACTGTCATCTGTCAACACGTTGAAACGAGAGGAGTATGCCAATGGGCATTTTAGATTTAGTACAAAAGCCGAGTGACAGGCCAGTAGTTGTCACGCTTTGCGGGGATAGCGGAATGGGTAAAACCACCCTCGCTGCCTCTTTTCCCAAGCCAATCTTTATCCGTGCCGAGGATGGTGTCCAAGCCATTCCAGAAAACCTGCGGCCAGACGTTTTCCCTGTCATCAATGATGTCGAGGATCTCTGGAACCAGCTTAAGGGTTTGATGAACGAGGAGCACGGATATAAGACTTTAGTCGTAGACAGCATCACCGCCTTGGAGCGCATGTTCATCGCTGACGTTATCGCGAAGGATAACAAGAAGGCCACGAACATCCAGCAGGCCGCAGGCGGCTACGGCGCAGGCCGTGAGGCTGTCGCGATCATGCATCAGCGTCTGCGGAAGGCTGCGGCTATCCTTGCTGAGAAGAAGGGCATGCACACTGTGTTCATCGGCCACGTCGAGATCAGCACAGAGAACCCGCCAGACGACGATTCGTTCAGCAAGTATGGCTTGCGCCTGCATGCCAAGTCGATGGCACCCTATATCGATGACGTTGACGTTGTTGGCTTCTTGAAGCTTGAGACGTTCACCAAGGGCGAAGGTGACCGCAAGAAGGCGGTATCGGATGGCACCCGCGTGTTGATCGCTTATGCGACGGCGGCGAACGTGTCCAAGAACCGTTACAACATCACTGAGCCACTCACGGTCGAGCTGGGCAAGAACCCGCTCGAAGAATATATCCCAGCATTGAAGACAGCTACTTTAACAAAGAAGGAAAAGGTAAATGGTTGATTTTTGGAACCTTTCGGATGGCGATGACATCCACAAGACTAGCGCCGAATACGATGCAGGCGGCGGTAATTTCTCACCGATCCCAGATGACACGTCATGCGTAGCCATCATCGAGGAAGCCAAGGTAGATCAGGATCGCAATGGCAATGAGTATGTATCGATCCGTTGGTCGGTCCTTGCGCCTGCGGTTTACAATAACCGCAAGATTTTTCAGAAGATTTGGTGTTTGGATGATAAGCCACGCCAGAATGACCCTGAAAAGGCTCGTGACAAAGCAAAGCGCATGCTGTTTGCGATCGACAAGAACTCTGGTGGAGCACTTGTTGCCAGCGGCAAGGCACCGAACGACAACAACCTTGCCAAGGCATTCTTGAACAAGCAGATGCAGATCAAGGTCAATGTCTGGGAAATGACAGGCGATGACGGTAAGCAGATGTCTGGTAATTGGGTGTCTGCTGTGTCGCCAAAGGCTGGTGGCGCTGCAAAGAAGGCTGCTCCAAAGCCTACCGCAGACGTAGACGACGATATTCCGTTCTAAGGGGCTAGAACGGAACGGGGGCGGCTTCGGGGCCGTCCCCACTTTTTTAATGAACGAAAGATTATCATGGAACAGCGATCCGAGGAATGGTTTAATATCCGCAAGGGCCGTGTCACTGGCTCGGCTGTAGGAGCAATCCTCGGTATCGCCCCATTTGCCAAGCAGGCTGATATTTTAAGGCGCATGGTTCGCGACTGGCATGGAGCGCCAAGCGAGTTCACTGGCAACATTGCCACCAACTGGGGCGTACAGAACGAGGCAGGTGCCTTAATCGAGTACGAAATGACCAGTGGCAATACGGTGGAGCCGTGCGCCTTTTATCAATATGAACATTGGCTGGGTGCCAGCCCGGACGGGTTAGTCGGCGATCGAGGTTTGGTCGAGATCAAGTGCCCGTTTGGCATTCGGTACAAAAAACCGCCTGTGTTTAAAACAGCGGCGATGCAGACGCATTATTATGCGCAGATGCAAATCCAAATGTATGCAGCCGACAAAGACTGGTGCGATTTTTATCAATGGACACCATACGGCGATTCCATTGAGCGGGTTGATCGAGACGAAGTGTTCTTAGCAACCGTGTTGCCAGTGCTGCGGAACTTCTACGATAAATATCTAATCGAGAGAGAGCTTCCGAATGCGGAGAAATATTTAGATGGGCAAGCGAAGCAACTTTAAAAAGCATAGGCTTGATGCTTACGCGACGCCAGAAGAGGCAGTGCTGCCACTTTTGAAGCACTTGCCGAAAGGAACATACTATGCCGAGCCTTGCGCTGGCGATGGGGCGTTGATCCGCATTTTGCAAAAGCATGGCCACAAGTGCGTTGCAGCTTACGACGTTGAACCTAAGCATAAGATTGTGAAACAACTCGATGCGGCATTTCTTAAAAAAGAAGACCTCAATCGCGCTGACGTCATCATTACGAACCCGCCGTGGGGACGGGAAGTTCTTCATCAGATCATCGAGCGGTCTTTTTTTCTGGCACCGTCGTGGTTTTTATTTGACGCCGATTGGATGCATACGCGGCAAGCTATGCCTTATTTACCATACTGTAAAAAAATTGTATCAGTTGGGCGTGTAAAGTGGTTTGGCAATACGGCTGGCAAAGATAACTGCTGTTGGTATCTGTTTGGCGATTGCCCAACAGAAACAATTTTTGTAGGGCAATAATGAACGAAATCGAACTTACCAAGTCCGAACTCATGGTTGCCGGGTTGGTTGGCAATATGCGGAGCATTTCGTCTTTAGGTCGACTGACCCAGAACAAGCACTCGCCGACCGATTCCCAATGGCAGATCGATGTCGATGGCGCAGCCGCCGAAATGGCTTTTGCCAAGTGGATGAACGTCTACTACGAACCATCCGTGAATACGTTCAAGGCACCTGACGTTGGCGCGATACAAGTTCGCTCCACCAAATATGAACACGGTAAGTTAATTGTTCGCGGTAATGATGTGAAGGACGAGATCGTTGTCCTTGTCGTCAATCGCATGCCTACCTATGTAATGGCAGGCTGGATACGCACTTCTGAGGCCAAGCAAGATAAGTACCTTTACGACCCAAACGGCAAGGGATCGCCAGCATGGATGGTCCCACAAGCAGATTTAAATAAGATGGAAGATTTAGATGTTACGACCCTATCAGCAAACCGCGCACGATCAGATCATCCAGTGGGTGAGGAAAACGGCTGAACCGTGCTGCATCGAGGCGGCGACGGGGGCAGGCAAGAGTCACATCATTGCGGCGATTGCGGATACTATTCACCGCGTATCAGGCGGCAAACATGTCTTGTGCCTTGCGCCGAGCGCCGAGCTTGTGGTGCAGAATAGCGATAAGTACAAAGCCACAGGCAACCCCTGCTCGATCTTCTCGGCCAGCGCAGGTGTCAAATCCCTAAAGCACCCCG